CTCACTCTTACCTCCTTTGAAAAACTTGAATAAAGTAGAGCCCCTTCCCTATATACAGTTTTGCTATCTGCATAGTCCTTGGTACTATGGACTCATCCGACTCCTTTTCTGCTGAAATAACAATTTCGCCCTCGGCTTATATGTTTTCACTTTACAGTTATCACTGTGCAGAGGAAGGTCTCTCCAGTTCTGAACCATACTATATATACATGTCGTTTCCCATACACCTGAGGATTCTTCGATGGTGTACTCCAAGTTCTTCCCATCTTCCATGGTCTTCACACATTTTGCCAAGGCTCCACTTCCTATTTGCCTGCTTTCGCAGTCCTTTTTGACGATACGGCAAAATTCACTTTATGTTACGACCTACATCCTTGCTCGCACCCTTTCGGTTACTTTACCTCCACGCTTCAAACCTAGTATTTCTACTACGCTTGGTGGTTGGCTACAAGGCTCCTTGGTGATTACCTTGACTGGACTTTCACCAGCTAGTATGGTCCAACTTCGCTGGACGCACACAAAATAAAAGAGACTAGTATAAACTAATCTCTTAACCAACTACTTGATAATATTGCTCTTCGTATCCTATTCTGTATCCTATTACTCTAAAATCAACTTTTCCAGTATATCCTTGTACATAAAAGCTAGTTCTATCTTTAGAAACTATATTAACACTAGGATTACTACAGAATACTGCATATTTAGAAATAGTTTTAATAAATATACTGTCTAAGGATACTGTAGTTCCTTCCTCTTGTATATCTATATCGAACAACACATCTTCTAATAATACCTTTGGACTATCTATTGGAGACATTCCAAGTGTGGCTCCGTCTACAACTATAGTTCCTCCAGCTTTCGTTCCATTTGTGTTAAATACATGTCTAGGTGTTCCGGCAACCATAAAACTAATAGTACCATCCGGAGATATTCTTATTCCTGTATCAACCGACTTTGATATATAAAATCTAAACGTACCAGCACTAGCATTTATTTTACATTGGTCTGCAAAGTAAATGGTTGGCGGTTTGCAATCCAAGTAATTAGGATAAAATCTAAACCTAGCAATACCATTTAGATATATGTCTGTTACATCTGCAGCTATACGAATATAAGTGTTTTC